GAATAACGCGATGGCCCATATTCTGCAAATCCCGAACTTGATTCGAGAATGCAGCGCGAATGTCCAGAATCGACGCGGGCTTGATTCGATGCAAATACGCATCATCAAAATACAACCCCAGCTTTTTAGCAAAAAAGGGAACGTCGTGCTGGAAAGCCTCGCGTACGATGTACGAGCCTTGACCGTACACGCGACCAGCGCGATCAATAGACTTCCACGCGATGTCAAAAGCGATTCGCTTTTTCAGAGTCGTCTCGATGTCGAACACGGTAAAAATGGTGGGCTTGATGGTCATTGGCATAGTCCTTTGTTTGCTTCCTTATCATCTGTATAAGGTGATTCGCGGGGGTATGCAAGCGTAAAGAATCGTGTGTTTTCAATGGCTTAGCGCCGGGGGCGCCGCCCCTGCCAAATGCTTGATTTGGCAGGGTTTTTTCAGTATTCCTCACTCGGCAGAATGCCATCATATACCGCGCCATTCTCGCGGATTTTAATATCCTCATAAGGGCCGATGATTACCCGGTTCAGTTCCATTTTAGCGCATTCCAGCGCACCAATCATTTCATTCACAACGGCATATTTTAAGCCTTTGGCCTTGATATAATTGGCGATGAAAGTGGAAACTAGAAAGTTTAGTTCCCCTGCATTTTCAGGAGTCCAAGCAACTCCTTCATTGATTAGGTCTAGATGAATGCAGTTGCGTTGTGTTTGGGGAATATAGGGCATTTTAGGCTGCTTTCTTTTTCAGGTTACGAGCGATTTCAAGACCAAGCGCATAGTAAGCGCCTTTTACGAGATTCGTTTCATCAATCCAAGTCCAGAGGTGATGATGGGTGAAAGCCACGTCGGAAATTGCATTAGGCTTAGTCGAATTGCAAGACCCGATTGCATAGACACGCTTGCCCATGCCATAAGCCATGCCAACCTCAACAAGCGCGCCGCGCTGTTCCTCGCTCTGTTCCTCGCTGTATAGCAGGACAAAATCCGAATCGCGCACATCCTCATAGCATTGTTGCCACAGTTGATCTTTGTGGTTCACCACAATGTCACTGTCTTGGTTCAGGTCAATCCAGCGTGCACGAACGGGCAGACCGACCGTATCGCGCAGAAACTGGAATTTTGGAGCCAACCAAACCTTGCCTGCTACGTAGAAACTCAGAGACATTTTGTTTTCCTTTTCATCGGGTATGACTATGTATAGCCCGATTCGTTGGGCATTGCAAGCAGAAAGAAGTGAGTGTTTTCAATGCCTTAGCGCCGAGGGCGCCCCGTCCCGTAAGTGTTTGATATTGCTAGGAAATTTGGAGGCGCGTATGTGATTCGAACACATTATCTTGCGATGCTGCGGATTTGCAATCCGCCCCCTTACCATCCGGGCCACGCGCCATAGTAGCTAGGCGGCTTTCACCGCCTAGCCTAATTTTTAGGCAGCATCTGCCGCCGGTTCGTCATCCGATTCGTCGGCATCAGCCACCGATTCGAGGTGCTGAATCAGGGAAGCAATCGCTTCCTTGGTCGCATTGACGAGTCCGTCAACCGGGGCATCCGGCCACACCTCAGCAAGCTGAATCAGCATTTCCTTTTTGGTCGGGCCTTCCTCACGCTTGGACTTGGCACCCTTTTCCGGGGCGACGTACACGCCTTCCCGCACGAGTTTGGCCCGAACGGACCGAACGGCTTTCCCCATTGCCTCGGCAATGGCTTCAACCGAAACGCCTGCGGCGTATTCAGCCTTCATCGACTCGGTTTGGGCTTCCGTGTAGTTCACTTTTGCTTCCTTGGCCATGTCTCTATCTCCTATAGCTGGCTTCGTTTTCGCTTTCCGTTCAATATATATAGCGTATGATTCGGCTGGGTGCAAGAGAAAAGTGCATTTTGTTGGAGGTATTTTGTTGTGTGAAATCAAGCACTTAGCGCCGGGGGCGCCGGGGCAGCTAACCTACTGGTTAGCAAGGGTTTTTTCAAAACCCCTCCATCAACATCTTGCGAAGCTGTACTTCCTGCGCATCCTCAGCAGCAGCCCTAGCAGCGTCTTGCCCAAGCCCGGCAATCCCAGCAGCATCCCTAGCAGCAGCCCAAGCAGCATCCCTAGCAGCAGCCCTAGCAGCAGCCCAAGCAGCAGCCCAAGCAGCAGCCCTAGCAGCATCCCTAGCAGCATCCCTAGCAGCAGCCCAAGCAGCAGCAGCCCTAGCAGCAGCAGCCCTAGCAGCATCCCTTTCTTCTACTGTGGCAGCATCGTTCCTAGCTACAGCGATAGCATTACGGGGGCGCATGTCATTGGGGCAAGCAGCCTCAAAGATCGGCAAGACTTGCTCCGCACACCAAGCCCCAAAGTGACGAGCCAGACGTGGATCGCATTTGGTATTGTCCAGCACCCACAAGGCGTCATCAAGTCCATTGCTATCCAGCACAGTCAGCAGGGGTAACGGTTCATCATCAGCAGAGGTTTTCCCAAGGTACTTGAGAAGTTTTGTCCAACCATCGTGACAAGGTGATGCTGCACGGATAGCGCTGAGCGTGGTCATAGTCATGTTGTTTCTCCTCTTGATGATTTGTTATATAGCGAATCGCTATGCTATGCAATAGCAAAGAAATGAACATTTTCAATGACTTAGCCTGCGGGGCGCCGCCCCTTGCAAGTGTTTGACTTGCAAGGGAATCTTCAGCCTTCGTCGACTAAATTTTCTTCAAACTCGCGGAACCCAACCTGTTCAAGGCAGATGTCAACGCCTTCTGCAATAGTCAAGCCGTCTTCAAATGAATCGCGACTCATCCAATCAGGCAGCAAATCAAAAGTCAATCCCGTGACTTTTTCAACCTTTGATTCAACTTCTGTCATCCATTGGCGATAGGTTAGTTTATTCATCGTCATTCTCCATTTTTAGTTCTTCAAGTTCACGTTCGCTCATGCTATTCCCCCATAAACTCATAGCGGCCATTGTCAACAGCTTGCAGCCACCGCCCATAGGGAGTCGGGAAAAGCATCGCCACACAGATATGAAATATTGCCAGCAGCAGCAGTACGGTGATAAGGCCATCTTTAAACTGTTTCATCGTTCGTTCCTTTGTTGATGTATTATTTATAGACGATTCGCGGGCATGATGCAAGCGCAAAATTAATATTATATAACAAACAGTTAGCGCCGGGGGCGCCGCCCCTTGCAAGTGCTTGACTTGCAAGGGTTATTTTCAGCCGCAGAGAACCTCCACCAATTCTTTGGCTTCTTTCAGGTTCAGCCGCGCCGTGAAGCAGTTGCGCAAATGTTTGATTGCATCAATCTTGCGACCCGCCTGAGCCAAGGTCTTGATATGGTACAGGTCCTGTACCGTGAAGCCCTCAGCATAGGCGCTATAGACCGTTGCAGGGGTTTCCGGGAGCGAGAAAAAGCTATCTTTGATAACAGGGGCCGGACCTTCGACCAGCGTTGCCAGTTCGTGCAACGAAGTTGCGACGTAGGACGGACCATCCCAGCGCGAGTTGGCAACCCAACCATTATTGGCGCGGGTGATGGTGGCTGCGGTATCGGCGGTGTCTGCGAAGTTTTTCATAGTAGCTTCCTTTGCTGGGTTGATGATTATATATAGCGTGATTCGTTGGGATATACAAGAAGAAAGAAACGTACAATTTCAATGGCTTAGCTTGCGGGGCGGCGCCCCCTGCAAGTGTTTGACTTGCAAGGATTATTTCACTTACATTCGGCGCTGATAATGTTTCGATACCATGAGAAGAATGAGAAGCGAATACCTGATACTGTAAAATTACAGGTTTGGCCCGCATTGATTTGCCCGTAGATGTCAGACGAGTTGAACTTTAGCGCCCACCAAGTGTCAACATTTTTCAGCGTTTCTTCCTGGGCAAACACCAAATACTTTGATTCGCCCCCATCGACGACTCGTTCCGTTTTGATGATATGATAGCCTGATACATCAGTTTTTGTGGCATAGAACAGCCAGCCATTAATAGGCAGAGCAATCAACAGAGCAATTGCGATAATAGTCCAGAATTTCATTTTTAGTTCCTTGTGTTTGATTTTCGACTGTTTACTTCTTACTCGCACTGGCGCAGAGCTGCGACGCTTACGCGTCGAGCCACGCCTGTTCGTCCGCATCTTCGCGGCACTCTGCCCGAATCAGCAGTTCCTGGGTTTGCACTACGGCGAGTCGAGCACGCTCTGCCGCAATCTTTGCGTCCCTCAGACCAAAGTGAGTGTTGGCAAGCCCAACGGCGACTTTTGCCGCTGCATAGGTGTTGCGGGCTTTGGCAAGGTTCAGTTTCAGTTGTTCCGAGGCGGTCATAGCGCGTTCCTTTGCTGGGCTGATGATTATATATACCGTGATTCGTCTGGGTATACAAGAACTAAGAATGCTGTAGAATCAATGACTTAGCCTGCGGGGCGCCGCCCCCTGTAAGTGTTTGAACTTACAGGGTTTTTTCTACGCTTCCAAGCGCTGATTGACCTTGACAGCGTTCAGGCAGACAACTCCAATTTTACGCATTGCACGAATCACAGGGCTTGCATCGTCCCACATATAAACCGGCTTGCCCTTAAATTGACGCAAATTGCGAAGGCGTTGGATTTTACGGGCTTTTAACACGCCATCCTTAATATGATGCTCAGACCCATCAAGCGGACGGCAAAGGATAAGATGAGCATGAATCCCATTAGCCGCCAGATAATCATAGTCGTCTTGATTCATTGCCCGAGCCGTGCAAATGATGATATAGTTTTCAGAACGGTCAAGCGCCTTGAAGAATGAGGCCAGCGGCAGCAGTGAATCCTGGAATATGCTTTCACGATTCTTCAGAGCAAAATAGCGGTCAAGATCCAGAGTTCCATCTGGCCGATTAGGAGTTCTGTGGGCAGAATCAACAATCGTCTCATCTAGATCGAACACGGTCACTCGCTTGAAAGTCATAGCCATTCTCCTCTTGATGATTCTTTATAACGTAGAAAATTAAGTAACGCAACAAGAAAGAATCGTTATGAATCAAGCAGTTAGCAACCGGGGCGCCTAACTAGGTATCATATTGTTTTTATTACGTTTCTCTATTTCTGCAATCCAGGATATAACAGTAGACCTAGGTATCCCAGTAGAGGTCCATATAGTTACCCTATCTATTCCTTGGTTATATAAAGTTTCAACCTGTTGTTTTTTACGTTCTTTTGGAGTTCTAGCATCTGTTAGTAGATGACTTAGATGTTTCCAAGATTCTTTCATCCTAATAGCCCTAACAGTAGATATATGACAATCATATTTTTTAGCTATTTCAGGATTAGACCCGCCTGTATTAATTAGCTTAATAATATCTGTGACTGCTGTATCATTGAGTTTTGCAAAACCTCCACTCATATTTCCATATTTGGCATATATAGTTTCAAGTCTTTTCTGCTTTACCTTATCGTCTCTCATAGGGTTATTAGCTGAGTTGTGTATATTATAAGAGCCTTCAAAAGTCTTATCTAACCAAAACTTCTCACGCTCTACTAGATTGTCGGTCTCTTCTATAATCTCAAATGTAAACGATTCATCCCCATAACAATCCCAATCTATCTGTAGCTTATAGTTGTGATGCTCCTGTTGATTAAGAGTTCTTACGTGTCTCTGCCATCTTTTTGTTATCTCAGAAGAAGAGCCTATATAAACTCTATTTTCCGGTAAACAAGTTATTTTATAAATTCCCTGCATTATAATATTCCTTTCTATTAGATTATGTCAGAAATATTTGGTGTTAGCAAGAAAATTTTAAAAACGTGTATTATCAATGGCTTAGGCCCGGGGGCGCCGCCCCTTGCAAGTCCTTGAACTTGCAGGGTTTTTTGTCAAATCGACTGCCATGCGATGCAGCTAATGACAAGGCAGACTCCCTTTTCGTCGGGTGACAGATCGCCGTGAAAAGAGGTGAACTGGTCGATAGCAGCGGCAAGAGTCTCACCATAGATGGTTTGCTCGTAAACACCTTCGATAGCCCCGTCGATAGCGATAGCCTTCCAGACAAAGTGATAGTTACCTTCCATAGTGCGTCCTCCTTGTTTCGGTGAGACTGTTATGCCCTGATTCGGCATGGCTGTCAAGCTCTATAAAAACGTGTATTATCAATAGCTTAGGCCCGGGGGCGCCGCCCTAGCTAAGTGTTTGACTTAGCTAGGTTTTAACAGGTCTGACCTTATCTTTATTAAGCGCACTCGGGTGATTCGTTAGCAGAGCAATCCAATAGTCCTGTTGCTAGTTTGTGGCTACGCGTTTATTACATCCAGTTCGTTACCTGTGCGGCTAAACGCTTGATTTCATTGTACATTCCTAAGCAGCACATCGGCCTCAATATAAGAAATGCCTTTAATGAAGGATAAGGCTTCTATATAGCCGACTATTTTGCCTTCATAATAAGATGCTTCTTCGGAATGCGAAGCGTTATAATCGTCTACTGCTTCTTGAAACTTGGCGCGGATGATACTAATGTTTTCCATGGTGCTTTCCTTTGCTGTTATCTTATAATAGCGCACGAATCACCAAAGTGCAAGAACAAAGTTTCTTTGCGTTATCAATCACTTACCAGACTGGGCGCCGCTACCCCTAACTCCTTGATTTTGCTGCTTTAACCCTATCTATGTGAATCCTCGCATTGCTATAACTAATACCTATAATCCTAGCTATATCCGTGTTACATACTCCATTTTCTATAAGCTTCTTGATATGTAATATATCAGCGTCAGAAACTCTTTTTTGTAGTTTAGGTAATCCGGTTATATCCGTAACACTTTTCCATCTATCTCCGCTAACTATACTATATATAAGACTTATAGATATATTAAATCTTTTAGCAATGGATGCGGTTGGGTGTTTATTTTTTAGTAATTCAACTATCTCAAAGACTTGTTCTTCATTAAGCTTTTGGCCTCCACGCTTACCACTTAGATTTAAACTAGCTTGTTGCTTAATTACAACTGCAGGATTACTCATAGGATTAGTCACTTTTAAACTGATATTATAGCAACTATCTAAGACTTTATCTAAGTAGAACTGCTCTCTTATAATTAAATTCTCTGTTTCTTCTACTACTTCAAAGATAAATGATTCATCGCCATAAGCATCCCAGTCTTCTTGTAGATTATAATTACGGTGGTTTCCGCTACTTAAAGCCTTTGTATGTTCTGACCATCTTCTTTTTATATTGTTACTCGAACCTATATATACTCGTGAATCTTGTAAGCAACTTATTTTATATATACCTTGCATTATTATCTCCTTATAAATAATACTACTAAATATATACTTTATTGTCAACTTAATACTCATTATAAAATAAATTAGCAGTGTCAATGATTCGTTGATTTCTAACTTCGAATTATAACTGCGCTAGGCTCTCCTGGCCTATTAGCCTAATCACTTCAACCGTTTTAAGGTTTTGGCGACCGAATTTTCCTTAATACCCACCGTGAAAGCGGTATTAACAATCTTTTGATTAACGGCCCAGATTGATTCAATTACCGTCGCAGTCCGAATTGCGAAAGCCCAATTGTTGCCGCTTTTAGCAACATTGCAGCCTTTGCAAAGGCATTGCAGATTGTCAATTTTAGTTTTGCCGCCATTGCTTTCGGCAATAACATGGTCACAATCAAGAGCGAAAGCATAATTGGCCGAACCACCAAATCCGCAAGCGCGGCAAATATACCCGTCACGCGCCAGAACCGCATCGCGAACGCTATCCGAAATCTTTGCCTTGCCCATTGCCCGTCTCCTCTTGGCTATGACTGACAATACCCCGATTCGCCAGGGACTACAAGCGGAAAATGCCATCCCCCAGAAATCTTTTTGATTGACTCGCGGGGAATTTGCCGTTAAACTGGCGCCTCAGGTGATTCGCAGATCACCCTGGTGTGGCTATGCCGCCACACCTATCTTTGCGGCAAACTTATCGCAGATATCCATTTCGCAGGGAATGCCCACGCGAGTCGCAACATTCTCGCCCTCTTGAATGCGGAAGCTTTTGCTCTTGACATCGGTTTCAACAAAGGAAATGGTTTTCGATGTGGGAACCCACAGCGGGCGAATCGCGCTTGCCGAGTCGGCATCCATCCCAACAAAAGCGACGGCCCCGGCGGTAGCGCGAACAATGAAACCCTTGATCAGCATGATTCTCTCCTCTGTTTCTGATGATTTAAGATACCCCGATTCGCCAGGGACTGCAACAATAAAATGCCATTCACCAGAAATCTTTTCTCTTGACAACATAACGATTCGCCGTTAAACTGGCGCCTGATTCGCGAATCGTTGAGCTGGCGCCTGATGTATTATAGCATAGCGAATCATGTGCCGTCAAGAGGCAATCGTGCATCGGCACAAAAACAAAAGAGGGCGCAAGCCCCTTTTTATCGCTTGACTCTGTAGATCTTGCCTAGGCAGCAAGACCCACCTTTTCCAGGAAACTAGAATCAACGTCGATTTCGTAGGGGATGCCGACGCGCTCGCCATCTTGCGCGGTCTTAATCGTAACCGATTTCAGATCCAATTCGTGCATCGCGTGGATTTTGCGACGTGGCAACCAAAGCGGCTTAGTGTCCGACGCGCTGGCAACGAAGGCAACGGCGGCGTCAGTGGTCCGAACAACATAGCCGATCAGCAAGGTGGTGGTCATGGTAGTCTCCTGATTCGCGGGGCAGGCCCTATGCCCGTCCCCTTGCAATAACTCTATAGCATCAAGCCTAGGCTTGCAAGCGGTTTTTAACCAATTGCAATGCCAGGCGATACATTGCAATCCGCAGATCACGCGGCATTGCGGCAATAGGGCCAAGGGGACGGCCAAGGCGAGTTTCGAGGATAGAGCGAGCGGTCATGGTAGTCTCCTGATTCGCGGGGCAGGCCCTATGCCCGTCCCCATGCAATCAACATACCGCCAAACGCCAGGACTTGCAAGCATAACATTTTGTTTCAAGGCGTAGTTTTCTCTTGACACCAAGAGCGAATCGCATTAAACTGGTGGGTGATTCGCGAATCACCCAGCTGGCGCAGCCCTGATTCTATCATAGCATAGCGAATCAGGTGTTGTCAAGGGGAACAAAATACAAATCAACAGGAAAGATTTCTCTTGCATCGCCTGGGCGTTGGGTCTATGTTATAGGGGAAGGGCAAGCAAGCCCTAGGAGATTCGCCATGACCAAAGCCCGTATTCCCGCCGCTATCAAGAACGCCGTTATGTCGGCCCATGCAGGCTGCGTTGCTTGCGGATCGCGTGAAGCGAATCACTGCGGTCACATCATTCCCGAGTCGCAAGGCGGGGCAATGGTAAAAGAAAACTTTGTGCGGCTGTGTGAATATTGCAACACCACCCAAGGTGCCGTGCACGTCCGCTTCAAAGCTTATGCGAATCCGATTGCACTGGACGCGACTTATGGCGAGGCACTCGCAACCATCCAAACGAATCGGGCTTACTGGGCGCGCTACTGCTCGGCAGCACGCGGGCAAGTCAAGCTGAATCCTTACGACCCCCGCGATTAATACAACAGTGTGGCCGCCAGGCCACATCCCCATTTAGGGGGTTGACATCTATAGGTAGGGGGGTTCGTTAGACTAGCCGAATCACTGATTCGCGATGCACCTCCTCACGGCCTATACAAGGGAAATTTTGAATTTTCTAGGAGAAATCCAGCCACCCTTTGAAAGGACATTCCTTGCCTCCCCGCTATTACACTCCGTGTAACTGTAGGGTAACTGTAGGGTAACTGTAACATAACTGTAACATAACTGTAACATAGCTGTAACATAGCTGTAACATAGCTGTAACATAACTGTTCAGTAGCTGTTCAACACCGTGATGATATAACTAGACTTGCATATCTGAACGCTAGAGCATACAGTTCTAAAAAATTTTATACAGTATTTTAAAAAAAGATTGGACTACATGTTATTTTGCATCTACAATTAGGTTATGTATAGTAGAATAGCTCTGATAGAAACCGCCCTAGAACCTCTTGGTACGGTCGGTGCACAATTCTTAGATAATGTAAACAGCTTCCCGAGCCTAGCAATTCTTCGCCCGATGATTGCTGGTAAGAGTGGAGAACAACATCAGAACGTTAGTTCGCGACGCGCAACCGTAGTTCGCAATGCAATAGGCGGTCGCGTTACTCTTGATGAATTGCTTTTAACTATTCGTGGTTATACCTATAGCAGCATGGAAACATCGCTTGATGAGACTGAAGCGCTAGCGCGAGAAATAGAACGAACAATTCAAACACTTCGTTCTCCGTTAATTTATAGCGCAAAAGTACTCACGCTACATACAGATGAGGGGCTCTACGCACCATATGGAATATGTGATGTTCAATGCAGCATAGAATGGATAAATGAACAATGAGTCAGCGCACAGATATTCTTAGTACTCTTGTTGCTCATATCTCTGCTAGCACTGCTTCTGTTGGATTTCGCGGTATGCGCTTTCTACATGAGGTAAATAGCTTCCCTGCGTTTTATATTCATCCGCAGAATGAGAGTCGAGTGCACGAAGGAGACGGCGGAGCTTATGCAATAGCTGCTATAAGCATTCGTGGTTATCAGTATAGCGATCAGCTAGATGATATAGAAGCATTCATGAGGAGTATTGAAGAGTCTATTCAAACTTATGCTCCTGCACATCCTAGCCTTGTAGATGATGCTCGTGTAGTGAGCGTGCGAACTGATGAAGGTACTATGGCTCCATATGGCATTGTAGATATGCAGTTTGAAGTGCTATACCGCGTAGACTATCTATATGGCATGATTAAAACTAGAGCAGATTCAACGCGCGTAACGGCTGATACTACTCAATACACTGCGGATAGAGGAACAAAATGAGCATACAAACAATAAACATAGGCGCTGTAGCAGATGATGGAACTGGCGATCCGCTTCGTATCGCTTTTGGCAAGACAAACGACAACTTTTTAGAACTAGAATCGAACGTATCAAGCTTAACTGCCTCTATTAATCTAGTTAACTCTAATGCAGTTGTGCTAGCATCGAACGTAAGTTCGTTAACAGCTAGCGTCTCTAACATACTTACTGGAACTACAAGCTTCAGCGGTAATAAAACATTTACTGGTAATGTAGGAATTGGTATTGCTCCTACTGCTAAACTGCATATTGCTGAAACTTGGAATAACGTCTCTACAACATTTACTGCTATAAGATCAAACGTTACTGATACTGCTAGTGCTGCTGGCTCGCTGTTGCTAGATCTACAGGTTGCTGGAGCTAGTAAGTTTAGAGTAGGAAAAGACGGACAGGTAAGTGCAGGCTCCTTTATGATGGGAAGCAGCCCTGAATCTACAACTAGCATGAGCGGTCTTTCAAGAAATGGTAATAATCTTTTAGTTAATACTGTTGGTACACAAGCTTTTAACTTTTCTACTGCTTCTTTTATAAGTACCAGGCCAATCGCCTTCGGTGCAAGTGCGTATACTGCTGATGTTGTACTTAACAGAGACGCTGCCAACATTCTAGCCCAGCGTAATGGAACATCAGCACAGACTCAGCGTATATATAACACGTATACTGACGCAAGCAACTATGAGCGTGGAGTTATTGGATGGACAGCCAATGCACTTCAAATAGGTACTGAAGCTGCAGGAACTGGTACTTTAAGAAATATCAACTTAATTGGCGGCAACGTACTAATAGGAACTGCTGTAGATAATGGTTATAAGGTTAATATTACAGGTAATGTGTATGCTAATAGTAATGTAGTTATATCAGGTACTACTACGTTGTTAGGTAATCTAAAAGTTAATGCAGGTATTAATGCTAATAACTCTCTAGGTACTGCTGGTCAAGTGTTAACCTCTAATGGAACTATAGCTTACTGGTCTAGCCCTGCCTATGGAGCATTTCAGAGTGTCTCAAATCAGTTCTGTGCTGCTAATACCGCTACAGCTATGCTTTTCGAAATTACTGATTTTGCTGGCGGAGTTAGCATGACCGCTAATAGCTATATAGGCTTACCTAATCCTGGAACTTATAACCTTCAGTTTAGCGTACAAACTAAGAATACTGGAAACGCTGAAGATACTCTATACATCTGGCTACGTCAGAACAATGTAGACATAGTTGGATCTACAGGTAAAGTTATTGTTAGAGGAACACAGTCTGGCGGTAGCGGAGAAAGTATTACAGGTTGGAACTTCTTTGTTCGTAGCACAGCTCCTAATGAGAATATACGCATCATGTGGTTTGCTGCTGATGAGACTCATACTCATTTTGCTGCATTTCCCGCACAGAGTGCTACAGGTAGCACGCCAGCAATTCCATCAACTGCTAGCACCGTGCTTACAGTTAACCAAATAGGATAAAAAATGAAAGATGTTACAATAATCTCGCCGTCGACTACCGTCGAAGCGCTAAATCGCACACTAGAGGCTCCGGCTTTAGACCCAGTGCTGCTTGCTATAGCTAATGACTATCTCGCTGGTAAGTCAATTGATACTATAGCAGATGAATATGGAGTCTCACAAGATCGTGTGACCACAGTTATTGAAAAGCGTGAAGTAAAAGCTTATATAGATAATGTTTTTGCTACTCAAGGATATCTCAACCGAGTGCGTCGTATAGCGCTTATCAATTCCGTTATTGACCAAAAAGTGCAAGAAGCAGTAGAGACAGGAATCTACAGCAAGAAAGACCTACTAGATTGGATGAAACATATTGCTGAGGTAGAAGCTACGCTAAAACCTGTAGCTAAGGGTCCAGCTGTAGCAGTTCAGATTAATAATTATGATAGGCTTATGAAAGACCTACTAGAATAAGGAGACGATAAATGGCAGTAATTATACCTACATTTAATACTACACTAGAAAGACTAACAACAGTTACTTGGGCTAATCTAACTACAGGAGATACTGCTGCTGTACACGCAATACGTGGTAAAAATGATTTACTTACTATGCAAGCTGAAGGTACTTTTAGTGGCGGAACTCGTATAACTATGACTGGTTCTCTAAGTAACGTAGCGTTTATTACTGCTACAGATATGACACAAACTGCTATTGCGTTTACCTCCAACGGAGCTTGTGGAATTCTTGAACCATTTACCTATTGGAAACCTACAATAGCTTCTGGATCTAGCGATAGCATAACAGTTACTCTAGCCTACTGGAAAGATGAATAATGAATCGTAGGTCTGTAGCTGCTCGACTTATGTCGAGTAGTGGTATAGTTAGCATACTTTTTAGAAACTCAGAACCTGGAGTTTTTTATGATCCCTCTGACCTGACCACCCTGTTCACCGACACCGCAGGAACTACCCCTGTGACCACTCCGGGTCAGACTGTTGCCCTGTTGCTGGATAAGTCCAAGGGCGGGCAGCAATCCCTGCCTGTGACTGGCTGGACCGTGAACAGCGGCGACGGCGTAGTGACTATAACTGACAACGTCATCACCATTACTGGCGCTACAACGACAACCCGCGTTGATCTGAATTCACCGGGATGGCAGATTGGCGACTACGCCAGAGTAACAGTGAACGCTTCTATTGGCTCCGCCGTAAGCCCGGCTATTTATGTTGGAGCTGGAAGTCCGTTTAACATCTCCGCCGGGGTTGCCACCTATTCTGCCGTTATTTCGTCAACCACTTTGGCGAGGGTTCAGGTTTCTTCAGGCTCTGCGACCTTTACCATTACCGCAAGAAGTCGGACCCCCGGCAACCACGCCACCCAAGGCACTACTGCTTCTCGTCCTACTTATGGTATCGTGCCTCTGGGTGGTCGGAGGAATTTGATGATTCAGACGGAAGCGTTTGAGACGGCATCTTGGACCAAAAGCAGTTCAACAATAACAGAAAACGCTGGCGTTTCGCCTGACGGAACAACCACTGCAGAACTCCTGTACCCATCGTCGAGTGGAAACAATCGCTGGGTATATCAAACATACACAGGCGCTTCCGCGATCTACACAAGAAGTGTTTACGCAAAAGCCTCTGGCAAGAATTTTCTCTGCATTGACCCCAACGGTGGTGGAACACTCAGCGCATACTTTAACCTGTCCACGGGCGCGGTTGGCACTGTCTCGGCTGGTTACACTGCAACAATCACCTCTGTCGGCAGTGGGTGGTATCGTTGTTCCGTTAGAAACTCAGCCAATGAAACCAGCTCATTCGGCGGCGTTTACGCTGTTGTGGACGCGGACAACTCTCGCGCAGTAACTGCCAGCGGAACAGACGGCATATTGCTCTGGGGCGCACAACTCGAAACCGGCTCCCCCGCCACAGCCTATCAGCGCGTTACCACACAGTATGACGTGACCGAATCCGGGGTGCAGTCGCTGTCGTATCTGTCCTTTGATGGTGTAGATGACTTCCTTGTTACCCCTACAATTACTCCGGGTATTGATAAGGTTCAGGTGTTCGCTGGAGTGAGGAAGCTGAGTGATGCAGCGGCTGGAATAATTGCTGAGTTGAGCATCAACAGCAATACGAACACTGGTTCTTTTGCTATGGTTGCGCCCGCTGCCGCGACCCCAAGTTATTTCTGGCGGTCTTATGGTAATGGTGCGGTTGGAGACGTGACAGCCACAACTTACACCGCGCCCATATCCAACGTGCTTACGGGCCAAGGGGCGATTGCCACTGACTCTTCAACGCTAAGAATTAACGGGACTCAGGTAGGCTCTTCTTCTGTCGACCTAGGCACAGGAAACTTCCTCGCATACCCACTCTACATCGGTCGCCGTGGTGGAACCTCATCCCCCTTCAACGGCCAAATCTACAGCATCCTCGTCCGCTTCGGGGCCAACTTAACTGCAACACAGATTACAAATACAGAACGATATGTTAATAAAAAAACAGGAGCTTATTAATGGAAAGAATAACTATAGCCTGCCCTATCGCACTGCCGTGCGAACTGCTATCAGAAAACGCGCCTATTTGGGTCGATGAATTGGGTAATGAGTATAGAGTAGCTTCAGGAGTGCTAGATAGCATTCCTGAAAATACTACTTATGAAGTTAAATTAGTTGACGGAACTATTCAAATTGTTTATTCTAGTTCAGGGTTAGAAACTCTAGCAGCGATGGGACTAAAACCTCAAGTAAGGGAGTAACTAATGTCAAAACAACCTCGTGACGACGCCAACTATCCTATTCCAGTATTAGGCTATGCTTATAATCGTGGTCAACAGATAGCTTTAGGAGGCAGTACGCTCAGTGCTCGTATAGCAGCTAGTGTGCGTGTAGTGTCGCTATACGCCACTGCTGATTGCTTTTTTGAGGTGTGTAACGAGTTTGGAACAGCTAACACTAGCACTTCTAACTTTCTACCGGCTGGAATGTATCTAGATGTGGCGCTAGGCTCAGATACAAACGCCTCGTTAATAAATAAGTATATAGCAGTAACTTCTACTAATACTGGCACGCTATATATAAGTGAGCGAATTTAAGTGAGCCTACGCGTCAGTCTTGGGTTAGCGCTTGCAAATAGAAAACGCTTAATCATTGGTGCCCCCCAAAGCATTGATGATAGTTTTGACATCTTGCTAACCCAAAGCGGTGATGCTATAATCACTCAAAGTGGTTTGTTTATAGTTCGTCAGAAAATACAAGAAGATACATACGGCATCAATCTAATTACTCAGAATGGCGATTCTATAATAACTCAAAACGATTTATTTATAGTAGTAAACCAGCTACAAGAAGATGTATTTGGAATCAATCTAATTACTCAGAGTGGCGATTCTATAATAACTCAAAACAATTTATTTATAGTTCTAGACCCAGCGCAATACGACTTAGTAACACAAGATGGTGTTGTTATTATTACTCAAGATGGTAGAACTATACAGGTAGGAACATAATGGCTAACGTAAAAATTACGGCTTTAGAACACCAGTCTAGTGCCTTACTAGGTCCTGGAGATGTGTTCATTCTCGATGACGTTACTAGATTAATAACAAAAAAGCTAACAGTAAGCAATCTTACTACGTATCTTAGTAATGCTTTAGGTAACTCCGCTGCAGTAGCTGCTAGCTTAACTGCTTTTGCTACTACAACTAATGTAAGTATATCAACTTTAACTAGCTCTATTAACACAGTTAATGCTAATGTAGATTCCATAGTTACCTCTGTAAACTTAGTTAATGCTAATTTAATTGCTGTAGCTGGTTCTGTAAATACTGTTAACGCTAATCTAGTATCTAACGTATCTACTCTTACTAGCGCTATTAACACAGTAAGTGCTAATGTAGCTGCTTCAGATACGTCAGCCTTAATTACCTCTATCAACACAGTAAACGCTAATCTAGTATCTAATGTATCTACCCTTACTAGCGCTATTAATACAGTAAGTGCTAATGTAGCTGCTTCAGATACGTCAGCATTAATTACCTCTATCAACATAGTAAACGCTAATCTAGTATCTAACGTATCTACTCTTACTAGCGCTATTAACACAGTAAGCGCTAATGTAGCTGCTTCAGATACGTCAGCACTAATAAGCTCTATTAACTTAGTAAACGCTAATCTAGTATCTAACGTATCTACTCTTACTAGCGCTATTAACACAGTAAGCTCTAACGTAGCTGCTGTAGTTACCTCTATTAATACTGTTAACTCTAATGTAG